TTTTAGACGGTACTTACACATATTCATGGGACAAAAACCGTTGGGAAAGATTACGAAGAGATGGTTGGATAGAAGTGTGGAGACATAGAAACAGAACAACTATAAAATACTCTGTATTCAAAACTACATTTAAATGCTCTCAAGTAATAACTAGAATATATAGAATACTATTAGGTGAAGAAGATTTACCTACATCAGAAAGAAGTATTTTTTACAATAATAAATCATACACAGATAAAGTTTATAATAAAGCTATAGATGATATGATAAAAGACAAAGACAGATAATTATGCCAAATTTTCCAAAAAGCACAGGTTTTAAAATGAAAGGCTCTCCTCATAAAATGGGAAGCATACAAGGAACATCTTCTCATGCGTCAGCGTTAAAACAAACCGAACAATTAAGTACGATCGAGGTTAAAAATCCAAGAGTACTAACTAATGACGAACCTAAAATGAAACCTATCGAAGCTTCAAAAACTTATGATGAAGTACAAGAAGAGATTGCAACAGAAAAACTATCACCACGTAGAAAAAGGCGTAAAGAAAGACGTGATCTTAGAAAAGAATATAGAAAAGAAAGAAGAGCTGAAAGAAAAGAACACAGAGAAATGATAAAAGGAGCTTCTAAAGAAGACAAAAAAGCAGCAAGAGAAGTTGCTAGAGATGAAAGAAGAGCGCATAGAGCAAGTTATAAGAAAGAAAGAAAAGAACTTAAAAATAAGCAAAAAGAAGAGAAATCTAGCAAAGGAGCTAATGTTGAAGGTACAGATGTTCAAAATCAAAAAAGAACTAAAGAGCAACGATCTATTGATATTCGTAATACCATAGCTGAAATAGATTCTATAATACCTTCTCAATTTGGTGGAGGTAGAGGTGTTTATGCTGTTCAAAAAACTGGTGATCAGGGACCAAGTATAGATAATAAACAGGGTTTTTCTAAAAACAATAAAGTAAGTCCAGAAGGTAGTCCTGATGATAATAAAGGCAATATAAAAACAACAGATAATACTACAGACGATATAAACAAAGCTAATCCAAACAAAAACACGTCTACAGTTGAAGAAGTTAATAATCAAAAGAAAAACAAAAACAAAGGAAGTGGTCCTGATTGGAGTACAGCACCGGCGGTAGGATCAAAAGCGAGAGCGACTTGGTATAAGAAACATAATCTTGCACTAGACCACACAACACCTGGAGGTCCTAAAGAATAAAAAATATGAATTTTAAATTACGATCAGGAAACAAAACATCTTTTAAACAAATGGGTAGTAAAGCCTCACCAGCTAAAGAACAAGTTGTAGAAGGTGTTTTATGTGACGCGTATGGTAATCCAAAGCCTAGCGCAGAACAAATCAAAGCTGGTACGGCAACTCCTGATTTTAGAAATAAAGCTAAAAAAGGTAAACAAGAAAAAGGATTAGGACCTGGTTTTGGAGATAGTAAAGCGGAGCAAAAAACAAAAGCTAAAGCTGATGAAAAATCAGAGGAGGCTAGAAAAGCTGAAATAAAAGCTAAAAAGAAACAACAAGACGCGGAGACTATGGAAAGTTCTATAGATATGACTTTAGGTAAAAATAAATAATATGACATTTAAATTAGGTAGTGAAAAAAGAGGTTTTCCAAGTAAAAAGAATCATTTTGACAAAAGAGACGATGCTTCTATACCTGGAACACCTGTGTTTAGAAAAGATTTAAAAAAAGGTATAAAAGCTGAGGCTAATATAGATGGTACTATATTTATAAGTAAAAATGTAGAACCTGGTAGCGAAGAAGAGAGAAAGATATTAATGCACGAGATGAAGCATTTAGTAGATATGAAAATTGGTAAATTATCATATACAGATAATGATATTACATGGATGGGTGAAACACACGAAAGAAAAGACGGAAAAATTTATTACAATGGAAAATGGTCACCTGAAGGTAGTAAAGAGTTTCCTTGGGAACAACACTAAAAAAAACAATTATGGGATATAAAATGAATGGATTTTCAGGTTTTGGAAACTCACCAGCAAAAGATGTGGATATGGAAAAGTTAAGATCTAAACAAGAAAGAATGAGTAAAGGTATATCTGAGTTTCAATACTTTGCTGATCCTAAATCACAAGGTGATGAACCACCAGTTAGTCGTTCAGACTTTGACGAAGGAAGCGAACAGCAAAAGATGTTTGATAGAAATCAAGCAAAATCAAAAGCTAAAAAATCTCCAAATAAAAAACGTGGATTATGGGATAATATACACGCTAAACGTAAAAGAGGAGAAAAAATGAGAAAACCTGGTAGTAAAGGTGCTCCAACTGATAAAGCATTGAAAGAGTCTCAGTCTCCAAATAAACTTATGGGTTTAGTAAAGAAAAAAGTAAATAAAGAATTAGATACGCCAGCTGGACAAATGGCAGCAAAAGCTGCTACTGGTGGTATGGCATAAACTATATAAATATGTTAAGTAAAATATTTTCAGCTGGAGCTGGTGAATTAATAAAAGGTGTGGGTGGTGTAATAGATAATCTACACACATCAAAAGAAGAAAAGCTAGCGGCTGAACAAAAAATAAAAGAATTAGTTTCCAGCTACGAGGTAGAAATGGAAAAACAAATAACTGAGAGATGGAAGATGGATATGTCTAGTGACTCTTGGTTAAGTAAAAATATAAGACCATTAGTTTTAGTATTTTTAGTTATATCTACAGTATTATTAATATTTATTGATGCTGGAGCAATTAACTTTATAGTACAAGATAAATGGACTGATCTATTACAATTAGTATTAATAACCGTGATCGGTGCCTACTTCGGTGGTAGATCACTAGAAAAAGTAAAAAAATAAATTATGATAAATAAATATTTTACAGTAGAAGTAAAGCCAACTATAACTGCCTCTCATCAAAACGGTAACACTGCTGTATTTAGCGATAACGATGTTCTTTTTGATTGGACATCATTTGAGGTTCCAAAAGGAGCTAGTAAATTAACAGCTGCTACATTGGTTATGAGAGGTAAAGATGCTGGAGCGCCAACGATAGTTGATATTGATTTAGTATTTGCAAAAACAATAGATGGCGTTGCACCAACCACATTAGGACAACCTAACCAAACTGCTCTAGCTGCGCCAGTTGTTGCTAATCACGCTATCGGTATAACGCATGTTAGCTCAGCTGGAGATCACGGTGGTAAAGCTATAGACTACTGGTCTGTTGGATCAACAGGCTCTGGTGGATCGCAAAGTTTAATACCAGGTTTAGTTTTAGAAGGAGAACCTGATTCCGGTAGTAACGTTGGTTATGACACTTTATACGTTGGTGGTATATGCACTGAGGCTAATCTATCTTTTGGTACAACAGTTTTAGTAAGAGGCGCTATTTCAGCTGACAACACAACTACAATACCAACAGACGCTGGTAGTGATGATGATCCAGATGCGGAGTTAGTATTTGCGCCAGGCGACGTTATACATACTGCTACAGATGACGTTGTTGGTACTATATCAAGTATATCTGCTTTTGACACTAACCATCAAGATATAATACTTACAGCAAACAATGTTGGGGCGATAGCTGATAATGAAGAACTTTTTAATATTAACCCTATAAGAGTAATATTATCATTTGAAAAATAAACAATAACAATTAAATTAAATTAAATAAAATGGCAAAAAACACAAGTAAAAAAATTAAAGAATTAAATGGAATTAAACCTGAAAAGGTAACTGACGAACAACTTAGAAAAATAAAAGAAGTTGTTGATAGAATAAATAACACAACTATGAGTTTAGGTCAGTTAGAAGCTAGAAAACATCAAGCGCTACATTATTTAGCTGGGGTAAATGACGAATTAGTTCTTTTGCAAAACGAATTAAAAGAACAATACGGTACTGATGATATTAACATTCAAGATGGTACTATAAAATACCCAGAAAATGGCGAAGCTGATAAGAAAGATTAGCGTTGGAAAAGACTATAAAAATGATGCAATGCATTATGCAGTCGGTCAGGAAGTTTACGGTGGACATACTATTTGTGATATTGTAGAAGAAGAAGATAAGTATTCTATTTATATTAAAAAAAAGAAAGACGTGTTACCTTGGAAAGACTTTAATAAGAACATGGCATTATCTATAGAATACAACCTAGAATATTAATGAAAAGTGTTTACAACTTTGTTGTAGAACCAAAAGGAAATAGATATAACAATAAAACAAAAGTTGGTGATTCAGAATTAATACTTAATACTGAAATATTTAATCATCAATATATAAATAGACAAGCTATTGTAAAATCTTTACCTGTGATTGGTGATACAGATATAAAAATAAACGATACTGTTATTGTGCATCATAATGTTTTTAGACGATGGCACAACCAGCAAGGATTAGAAAAAAATAGTAGAAGTTATTTTGATGAAGATAACTACTTAGTAAACCATGATCAAATATTTTTATATAAAACAAAAGAAAAGTGGATGTGTACTAAAGGATATTGCTTTGTACAACCACTAAAAAGAAAAAATCCATTGAATATAGATTTAGAAATACCTTTAATGGGTATTGTTAAATATTCAGATGGTACTGTTAATGTTAATGAACTTGTTGGTTTTACACCTAATAGTGAGTACGAGTTTGTAGTTGACGGTGAAAGACTATATAGAGTTTTATCTAAATTTATTACAATCAAATATGAATATCAAGGAAACGAAGAAACTTATAATCCAAGCTGGGCACAGAGCGGTTGAAGAACTTATTAACGTTGCTAAAGAAAAAATTATTACTAACACAGAAGATGATGTTTCTGCTGATAGATTAAAAAATGCTGCTGCAACTAAAAAACTAGCTATATTTGACGCATTCGAAATACTTAATAGAATCCAAGAAGAAGAAAACATTTTGGAAGGTAAAGAGGTTGAAGAGAAAAAGACCACGGTTTTTAAAGGATTCGCTGAAGGAAGATCAAAATGAGTTATCAACAAACATTAGTAAAAATAATAGAACCTATAAAAAAGACTACAATTAGTAGACTTAATAAGGGTAAAAAATGGAAATATGGATACAATAAAGAACATGATATCGTCGTTATATCAAAAACTGGTAAAATTGGTGAAATATATGAAATACAAAATTTGCGAATTGCGCTGCCAAAAACCCCAGTGCAAGTGTTCAAACATGAGCTAAACAAATGGGTAAAATTAGATCAACCAAAAGAACTAAGTAAACTTAAAAACATATTTGACTGGAAAAATTATCCAGACGAAGCAAAAGAACAATGGTTTGATTATATAGATGAAGAGTTTAAATGTAGAGATGAAGGTTTTTGGTTTACAAACAACGGTAAGCCAACATATATAACAGGTACACATTACATGTATCTACAATGGAGTAAAATAGATGTAGGTGCGCCAGACTTTAGAGAAGCAAATAGATTATTTTATATATTCTGGGAAGCATGTAAAGCAGATAAGAGATGTTATGGCATGTGTTATCTAAAGAACAGAAGATCAGGGTTTTCGTTTATGTCATCTGCAGAAACAGTTAATTTAGCCACTCTTGCGAGTGA